TCTGGTCGTCCTCGAAGTTTGGCTCGAAGCCACTCGCAAGGTTCTGACATCGTGAGACCCTCCGAGCGCATAGCCCAGCTCGAGATTGAGTGTCGCCGAGCCAACTGCTTTGCCTCAGATGACGAGGTCCGCAGTATGGCCATGAAGCGCTACCTCGACGAGCAGTGGGAGGCGCGCGAGGCGAAGCGACAACAGCCGGCGCCGCAGAAGCAACAGCGCGCTAGGGCGTAATGACCCTCGCCGACGACCTCAAACCGCTGGTCAATGCGATCAGGGCGATTCCTGGGGAGCTCGGGTTGCGGCCGCACACTATTTCCGTCCTCCTCGGCACCTGGTCCGGCGATCACACCGGAGAAGGTACCGAGACGGCATCCAGCACGGCAATCCTGGAGTCCGCGCAGAACCCTAAGGTCCGGTGGCTCAAGCAGGAAGAGCGCGCATTGGCGGATCTGCCAGAGGGCTCCTGCGAGATAGGCCCACTCACCCCGAGCTATCCCGGCGGCGGCTTCACGCTCTCGACGATCACATCTTTCGACCGCGGCGAGACGCTGCACTTGCGAATCGTCGGCCCGCAGCATCCGAGCGGCGCCGTCTACCGCGTCACCAAGATCAACGCCGACCACGCGCTGCACTACACGTTGCAGGCGGTGCCGGTGAGTAGCGCCTGACTATGCCACTCCAGACCGTCTCGCTCTACGAAACGCTGGGCGGGCTGGATCTGCCGGTCGAGGCCGCAGACGTCGGAGACACGCTCAACGCGCTGGACCCCGGCGTCCACCTGCTGGCCGAGCTGTTCAAGGCTGCTATCAACGGCGAGCTGACCGATGCCTGGCAGAAGGTCGTGGGCAGCACGAGTCCGGTGAATGCGGGCGTCATCGGCTCGGCGCACCCGCTCTACAACACCCTGCCGGTCGCCGATACGCTCGAGCTCGAGCCAACTCCGGCCATCATGACGCAGCGTAAGGCCGTGTGGCCGATGCTCTGTGTGCATCGGATGGGTCGGGCGACGTACGACGATATCGCCTTGCAGCTCACGCGGCGTACGCAGACCTGGGGACTCCACTACATCCTGGGTCCGCTCGACGTAGCCGACCTCCACAAGCTCAACAAGATTTGCGTCGCGGTCACTGCGATTGTCGCGATGGTGATTCGGGATCGTGGGCATCGCGCCTATCAGAACGGCGCCGTCCAATTCTTTCCGGATACCGAGGCGTTCACATCGATCCGTCTGGTCTCTCACGAGGGACCGGGGCAAGCCAAGTTCTCCGAGTCGGGTGACTCGACGCTTTACTACGCCGTATCGATGGAGCTCGAAACAACCGAGACCGTCAAGGATAACCCGGATGCGTTCGGTGTGTTTGATGCGGTCGATTACGAGATCGGTGGCGGCGGAGACGATGGCATCCTGCCCGGATTGATCTACGCGCAGACGGACGTCACGTATCAACAGCCCTGATGTTCGACCTTGCCCAGATTCGCCGCATCCATCAGACGTTCGAGACGAAGAACGCGCTGATGGTGCAGCGGCAGGCTGAAGAGGCCGGCAAGTTCGCCGTCGATTACGTCACCGCGCATCCGACGTTCAAGCCTCGCACCGGCAAGCTGCAGAAGGCGACCGGATACAAGGTGCTCCGCGCTGCCGGTGGTCGAATCGTTCGCGTCAAGAACACGGCGAAGTACGCCGCGGCAATCGATAGCGGGGCCAAGCCGCATGTCATCGTTGCGCGTCGCCGCAAGACGCTTCGATTCATCTCGGGCGGTCATCTCGTGTTCGCCCGCCGCGTGAATCACCCGGGCAACAAACCCTTCAAGTTTCTGTACCGCGCCACCAACGCGGCCGGTCGCATTCTCGAGCAGTCGCTCCGGGCTCATATGGGCCAGCTCGCTCGCACATTCTGACTCAGGGAGTCACACAGCATGAAGCTCAAGTTCTTCGCGCGCGAAGATCTGCTCGTCGCCTATCCCGGAATCATGCCGGTCGTCGGCCAGCCGCGCCTGTACGTCGGCCGTCAATTCGATGCGGACGCCAAAACATATCCCGCAACGGCAGAAGGTCACACGTTCGATTCCGATTCTCCAGAGGGCGCGCGCGTGCTCATGCGCGCCAAGCGCAATCCGAGCTTGTGGCCAGCGGACAAAGAGACCGCTGCAGCGTGCGGTGTCGAGTTCGTTCCCGTCGAATTCAAGGATGGTGTTTTTCACCCAGCACAGCAGGCCAGTCGCAAGACGGCCGCGAAGGATAGCTGATGGCTCTCCAGATCCCAATCGTCGGCGTTGGCGCGGACTTTCGCGTCCCTGGCGCATACGCCGAGGTTATCTTCGGGCAAGGTCCTGCGAGTGCTGCGGCCGGCACGCGCGAGGTCGTAATCGCAATGCCGATGCTCAGCACCGGCACATGGACCGCGGCGACGCTCTACGCGATCGGGTCCGAAAAGGATGCCGAGACCGGCGCCGGCTCAGGCTCGCCGCTTCATCGCGCCGCGCGCATCTTCCTCCAGGCCAATCGCAACGCGAAGCTGTGGGGATTGCCAGTGGCCGAGACCGTGACCGGTTCGCCGGCTGCGGCCACCAATACGCTCACAATTGCGACCACGTCGACCGGCGTCGGTACGCTGACGGTCACGATCGCCGGCGAGGAGTGCTCATACACGTTCCCCAACGCTTCGACCGCTTCTGTCATTGGTGATGGAATCGTTGCCGCGATCAAGGGCAAGACGTGGCTCCCGGTCACCGCGAGCAACAGCTCGGGAACCGTCACGATAACGGCCAAACTCAAGGGAATCAGTCAGGGCACCGCCACCGTCCCGGTGATTCGTTGCCGAGTCTCGATCACGAGTGGAATCGGCACGACCGCATCGCTTGCTGGCGCGTTCCTTGGTGCCGCCGTGGCTGGCGCGGAAGGCTCGACCACGGAAGCTGCGAATCTAGCGACCGCACTCCTGGCGATTGCCTCGACTCGAAAATACTACATCGTGACGAGCGCCAATGACGCGACGTCACTCGGCAACCTCAAGACGCACATCTCGACCAAGAGCGAACCGCGCCAGGGTCTCCGCAGTGTCGGCATCGGTGCACTCGTTCATGGCCTCGCAGCATGCTCGACCATCTCGAATACGCTGAACTACGAGCGGCTCCAGCTTGCGTGGCAGCCGAACGGCGAGTGGGATTGTGCGTCGATCGCAGCCAACGTCGCAGCGATTCGGCAGAAGTACGAGCAGATCGATAGCGCGTTCAACTTCGATTCGTATCGCGGACCCGACTGGCTCGTCCCGCCGACATTCCTGACGAGCGACTGGCCGAACACGGACGATCAGAACGACGCTATCAACGACGGTCTGACGCCGATCTCGACGAACGGATCCGGCTCGCGCTTGGTCCTATCCGCGACGACCCGCAGCAAGAACAGCGGCGGCACCGTGGACGACTTCCGCGCGGCCGAGACGCACCGAGTCAGCGTGGCTGACGAGTTCACGGACGAAGAGCTCGTGGACTACGCTCTCAACTACTCGGGCAAGAAACTCGCGCCTGACCAGCTGCTCTCCGACGGAACGGTGAATCCGAACCAGAAGGAGATCCGAAACGTCGTAAAGCCGAGCAGCTTCAAGGCGCACATCGGCAAGCGGATGGACGACTTCGAGGCGGCCGGTAAGACGCAGCAGTCCGCGTCGTCGAAGGCGTCGATCCGAGTCGTCAAGACAGGGTCGCGACTCGAAGTTGGGTTCGATCTGGTGAGCATCGACCTCTTGCACATCGCGACATACCGCGTCGCCGAGAGCTCCAGCGGCTGAGCCGCGAGGTAAACGAACATGGCAGCCCAGCAGGACTACAGTCAGCTCAAGTGCTTCATCAACGGCAATCCGTTGATTCAAGTCACCTCGCTCAGCAAGGCCACCAATGCCGGACTTCAGCGGATCGATCTGCTGAACGAAGGCCTCGGCGGATTCTCGAACGGCTCTGGCGATGTCACGATCGAGGTCGGTTACGTCGTCCCGATCGGTGGCACCGAAGAGGAGTTCGATCGCATGTGCGCCGGACACGAGTTCGTGGACATGCAGATGTTCCTCGGTCGTCAATCATACGCGGGCCGCGGCAAGATCGAGAACAACCGTGTGAGCCAATCGGTGAACGCGGCAGTCGAGGGGACGTTGACTTGGCTCGGCGAGCTCAAGCCGTTCGCTACTTGATCCGAACATAACCCGGCCGTTTGGGAGAGCGGCATTGGGCACAACCAGCTAGCCATCAGGTGACGGCCGTTCCTCCCAGCGGATCTGTCGCCTGGTGGCGTTTTGTTTTGGGAGGCACCGTTGAAACCACCGACAGACATCCCGCCGAGTGAGCTTTGGCTCAAACTCAGCGAGACAC